TATTCGCCCGGGCGAGGGGAGCGCATCTACGCAGGCTGAACTAACCATTACGCGTATCAGTGTTTCTACTTACGCCACGATCCCCAACAAACTGCAACAAGCCCGCCCGATTCAGGTGTGGTATCAGCGTTTGGATGGGCAGACTTCCTCGATTGGCACGACACTGAACGGTGGAATTACCGCCACAGCTACAACAATCACGTTGACTTCCACTGCTGGCTTGCCAGCCACAGGGTTCTTGTTGATTGAAAACGAGACTATCCAGTACGGCTACATCTCTGGCAACGTGCTTAACAACTGCTTCCGTGGACAGAACGGCACAACTGCCGCAGCACACTCAACTGGTGTGGCTGTGTATACCCAAAACCTGCCTTCTGTGACCCTCTGGCCAACCCCAGACAACAGCACAACGTATCAGTTCGTTTACTGGCGCATGCGCCGTATTGATGATGCTGGCGGGGGTGTGCGCACAATGGATGTGCCTTTCCGCTTCCTGCCCTGTATGGTGGCGGGGTTGGCTTACTACTTGGCTCTTAAGATTGAGAATGGCGCTGAGCGCCTGCCGGTCTTGAAGCAACAGTACGACGAAGCTTGGCAGTTGGCGGCTGATGAAGATCGTGAGAAGGCTTCGGTGCGTTTTGTTCCGAGGCAAATGTTTATTGGTAGTGGTACGTAAATGGGCAATCGGTTTGCATCTGGTAAGAACAGTATCGCCATGTGCGATAGGTGCGGCCAACAGTTCAAATTAACGGCTTTGAGACAAGAAGTTATCAAGACAAAGCTTTACAATTTGATGGTGTGTGATACGTGTTGGGATCCCGATCAGCCGCAGTTGCAGTTGGGTATGTACCCAGTGGATGATCCGCAGGCAGTGCGTAACCCGCGCAAGGACACAACGTACGTGACGGCAGGCACAAACGCTAGTGGCAATTTGACTGGCGGGTCGCGGGATGTTCAGTGGGGGTGGGCACCGGTAGGTGGGTCGAGTAATTTTGATGTTGCTCTCACGCCAAACTACTTGGTGGCAACGACATTTGTTGGTACAGTTACAGTAACAGTTACTTAGGAGTTAGTTATGAAAGACAAGACACAAGACATGAAGATGATTAAATCTGCTGTCGGCAAGCACGAGAAAAACATGCACCCCGGCAAAGCGCCTACAAAGCTTGCCAAGGGCGGTAAGACCAATGAGATGATGATGCAGTATGGTCGCGGTATGGCCAAAGTTAAAAATCAGGGGAAATAACATGGCCAAGATTAACAATCTGTCTGCTTCTGCATACGCTAAGCCACACACAATGAGTGGTAAGCCCGTAGGCATTTCTGGAAACCCCGGCATTCCCCCCAACCGCAGTAAAGCCGATACCGTTAACATGTCTATTGGCAACATCAGCAAAGCTGCTGGCAACGAAACCACTAAGACATCCGGTATTGTCACCCGTGGCAACGGCGCGGCGACTAAGGGAACTATGGCCCGAGGCCCGATGGCATGAATTACACCGCACTCAGCAACGCTATCCAAGCGTACACAGAAAACACGGAAGCAGATTTCGTGACTAATATCCCTGTGTTCGTTCAGCAAGCTGAGCAGCGTATTTATAACTCGGTTCAGTTCCCCTCGATTCGTAAGAACATGACGGGTGTGGTATCTACTACAAGTACATACCTGTCAGCGCCTGACGATTATTTGGCTACGTATTCGTTGGCTGTTATTGATGCCGACGGCAACTATGAATACTTGCTGAACAAAGATGTGAACTTTATCCGCCAAGCGTACCCCAAAGCTACTGATACGGGCTTACCAAGGTACTACGCTCTGTTTGGCCCCACAGTCAGTGGTAGTACCATCACAGACGAGTTGACATTTATTCTTGGCCCAAAGCCCGATGCCAACTACACAGTTGAGTTGCACTATTACTACTACCCAGAATCAATCACAGTAGCCGCAGATGGCCGTACATGGCTTGGTGATAACTTTGACTCTGTACTGCTGTATGCGTCTCTAGTTGAGGCTTACACCTACATGAAGGGTGAGACTGACATGATGCAGTTGTATAACCAGAAGTTCATGGAAGCATTAGCGTTGGCTAAACGTTTGGGCGATGGTATGGAGCGTCAAGACGCTTACCGTTCTGGTCAGTTCCGTCAGAAGGTAACTTGATATGTCGATTATCCAGACCCAGACCACGAGCTTTAAAGCGCAGTTGTACCAAGGTATTCATGACCTGACGACTGACGTCATCAAGATTGCTTTGTACACGGCTAACGCTAACTTGAACGAAGATACAACCGTTTACAGCTCAACCGATGAAGTCGCCAATACGGGTACTTACTCTGCTGGCGGCGCACAGTTAACGCCAATTACCGTCAGCACTTCTGGGTACACAGCCTATGTGGGCTTCCCTAACATTAGCTGGACTGGCGCAATCACTGCAAGATGTGCTTTAATTTACAACGTCACGCAGGGCAACAAATCTGTTGCTGTGTTGGACTTCGGTTCTGACAAAACCTCCACCGGCACATTTACAATCACAATGCCGGCCAACACCGCCACGGCAGCATTGATTCGCAGTTCTAACTAAGGAGCAAAAATGGTACTTGTAAACACAACCAAAGGCGAAATGGATATAACTCTTCTTGAAAAAAAAGAAGGATCCATTGATAATGATCACGAGGTGACAAGCTGGGTTGAATATTGGCACGAAGGTGAACTTGTTCATCGTTCAGTAAATGTGCACATAAAGAAAAATGTTTTAGCAAGCGGCATCGCCGCTGAAATCGGTTGAAAGGAACCAAATCATGGCAAACACACAAGCAATGACAACGTCGTTCAAGGGTGAAATCTTGGTCGCAACCCACAACTTTGGCACAGCGCCAATTCGTGGGGCAACAACAGCAGATACATTCAAGGCTGCTCTGTACTTGGCATCCGCCACAATGAATGCTTCTTCTACAGCGTACACTGCTACTGGTGAAGTTACCGGTACAAACTACACTGCTGGCGGTATTACCGTTACCAACGGTACTCCCCCTTCAACAAGTGGCACAACCGCGTTCTGGACTTCTTCTGCAAGTTTAGTGTACACAAACGTGACTTTGTCTACAGCATTTGATGCTGTGTTGATTTACAACAACACGCAAGCTAACAAGGCAGTTAGCGTTCATACCTTTGGTTCACAGACTGTGACCGCTGGTACGTTCACTTTGACAATGCCAACCAACGACGCAAGTACTGGCCTGATCCGTATTGCCTAACTAGGAACGGCGGGGTAACTCGCCGACTAATCCATGTTTGGCATCTCCGCATTTGCCGAAGCGCCGTTCGCCTCGCTTGCGGGGCAGACGGTAGTCGTTGCGCTTACCGGCGTATCCTCCACGGGGTCGGTAGGCTCAGTCACGGAAGTTGTTTCCGTTGCTGAAAACGGTGTTTCTGCCACAGGTGCTGTAGGGTCAGTTGCGGTTGGAGCGCGAAGCAAAGCGCTTACCGGCGTTTCAGCCACAGGCTCAGTTGGGTCTGTTGGCAAGACTATTTCCGTTGCAGAGAATGGTGTTTCAGCCACAGGCTCAGTTGGGTCTGTTGGCGTAGCTATTTCTGTTGCGGAGAATGGCGTTGCTTCTACTGGCGCAGTAGGTACGCTTGGCTTTACAAAGAGTGGCACGGTTGCACTTACCGGTGTATCGGCCACAGGTAACGTAGGGTCTGTTTCGGACAGTACGTCTGCTCAAGAGAACGGTGTTGTAGCTACAGGCTCGGTTGGCTCTGTAGGTAAATCAATTACCAAGGCGCTTACGGGTGTATCCGCTACTGGCGCGGTTGGCTCTGTTGGTAAATCAGTCACTAAAGCCCTTTCTGGCGTCGCCGCCACTGGCAACGTTGGGTCTGTTGGTAAGACTATTTCTGTTGCTGAGAACGGGGTATCTGCTACTGGTGCGGTAGGGTCTGTTCTTGCAGGGCAGCGTCTATCTGGTGTATCTGCTACAGGCAACGTTGGGTCTGTTGGTAAGACTAGAACTACCGCGCTTTCTGGTGTCGCCGCTACAGGCGCGGTAGGATCTTTTGGTAAGTCCATAACGGTTGCTGAGAACGGTGTAGCCGCTACAGGCGCTGTAGGCTCGATGAGCCCCTCGATTGTGCAGTCTGCGGCTATCACAGGCGTATCTGCTACGGGCGCTGTTGGGTCTGTTGGTAAGGCCATTACAGTTGCAGTAAGCGGCGTATCTGCCACAGGAGCCGTAGGCTCTTTCGGTAAAATAATTTCAGTAGCAGAAAACGGCGTATCCGCAACGGGTGCTGTTGGTTCTGTTACTTATGGCCAAGCCTTGTCGGGTGTAGCGGCTACCGGCGCTGTTGGCTCTGTTGGTAAGTCAATCACTAAGGCGCTTAGTGGTGTATCTGCTACAGGTAACGTAGGTTCTGTCTCTGATAGCACAACTGCCCAAGAGAACGGCGTTGTCGCCACAGGTGCCGTAGGCACGGTTGGTTCTTCTCGCACAGTTGCAGAAAACGGCGTAGCCGCTACGGGTCAAGTTGGGTCAGTTAGCCTTGCACGTACTGTTGCAATCTCTGGCGTAACGGCTACCGGTGCGGTTGGTTCGCTGGGTAAAACAATTTCAGTTGCTCTGAGTGGTGTTTCCGCCACGGGTGCAGTTGGTTCTGTTTCGTATGCACAGGCGCTGTCAGGTGTGTCTGCCACGGGGCAAGTAGGCTCTGTTGGTTCTTCTAGGACAGTGGCTGTTTCTGGCGTGTCTGCCACAGGCAATGTGGGTTCTGTCTCTGATAGCTCTTCCGTACAAGAGAACGGTGTTGTAGCTACGGGTGCCGTAGGCACTGTAGGCTCCTCTCGCTCAGTTGCTATTTCTGGTGTATCTGCCACGGGCCAAGTTGGATCTGTCGCAGTTGGCGCGCGTTCTTTGGCCATCACAGGTGTGTCTGCTACCGGCTCTGTGGGCTCTGTTGGTGTAGCGTTCTTTGTAGCCGAGAACGGCGTATCTGCTACGGGCGCAGTTGGATCGGTTTCTTACACACGCGCTATCACGGGCGTATCCGCTACGGGTCAGGTTGGCGCAGTTGCTGTTGGCGCTAGAACATTTGCACTGACTGGCGTGTCTGCTACTGGCGCAGTTGGTAGCTTGCTTGATAGCTCTTCCGTACAAGAGAACGGCGTTGTAGCCACGGGTGCAGTAGGATCAGTAGGTTCTTCCCGTTCAGTTGCTATCACGGGGGTATCTGCTACTGGACAAGTTGGAACAGTAAGCGTTGGTGCAATCTCTGTAGCTTTGTCTGGCGTGTCCGCAGCAGGCGCGGTGGGTTCTGTTGGTGTAAATATTTCTGTTGCAGAGAACGGTGTCTCAGCTACCGGTCAAGTTGGTTCTGTAAGTTACTCACAGGCCATCGCAGGCGTGTCCGCAACAGGCGCAGTAGGTACGCTTAGCCCAGTCAATTCAATCGCTCTCACGGGCGTGTCCGCTACGGGGCAAGTTGGCTCGGTGGCCATAGGTGCACGTACCGTTGCTTTGACAGGCGTTACAGCTACTGGTGCAGTTGGCAATGTCACTGAGAGCAACGCTAGACAAGAGGATGGTGTCGTAGGTACTGGCCAAGTCGGAACCGTTGGTAGCGCTCGTGCAGTTGCTTTAACTGGCGTATCCGCCACGGGAGCCGTGGGCACTGTTTCAGTTGCTGAGCGTTCTATTGCTCTTACAGGCGTATTTGCTACAGGTGCAGTAGGTTCGGTTGCTGATTCAACTTCTGCTGGTGAAGACGGTGTTGTGGGTACGGGTCAGGTAGGCTCAGTCGGTAGCTCTCGCTCTGTTGCCTTGACTGGCGTGTCTGCCACGGGTGCTGTCGGTACTGTCTCTAACGGCGGTCTTTCTTTTGCCCTTACAGGCGTTCAAGCCACAGGTGCTGTTGGCAGTGTTTCAGACTCTACTTCCGCAGGTGAAGATGGTGTCGTTGGTACCGGTCAAGTTGGAACCGTTGGTAGCTCTCGCTCTGTTGCTCTGGTTGGCGTGTCAGCTACAGGTGCGGTTGGTTCCGTGGCGGGCGTTACATCGGTTGCTTTGACAGGTGTTCAGGCCACAGGCGCAGTAGGTAGCGTGGTGGTTGGAGCTCGTACAGTTGCCCTGACAGGTGTGTCTGCCACAGGCGAAGTTGGTTCTGTGTTGGATAGCGCTTCAGTACAAGAAGACGGTGTTGTTGGTACGGGTGCTGTTGGCACAGTTAGTAGCTCTCGCACAGTTGGTTTGACTGGCGTTCAAGCCACGGGTGCAGTAGGAACAGTCTCGGTTGCTGAGCGTTCTGTAGCCCTGACAGGCGTAACAGCCACAGGCGCTGTTGGCACAGTTTCTTTAGTTACTACGGTGGCCTTGTCTGGTGTAACAGCCACAGGCGCTGTTGGTACGGTTGCGGCAGGCAAAGCTGCAGAACTTTCTGGCGTATCGGCTACCGGTGCAGTTGGTACAGTTTTGGCTAGTTCTTCAGAGCAAGAAGACGGCGTTGTCGGTACAGGTCAGGCTGGAACGGTTGGTATTGATGTAACAGTGGCCATTTCGGGTGTTGCTGCTACGGGCGAAGTTGGTAACGTTGAGTTTAACAAAGTGGTCAGTTTGTCAGGTGTTTCTGCCACTGGTCAGGTCGGAACAGTCCTTGGTCAGCGCTTGGTTCAGATCACTGGCAACCAAGCAATGGGCGCGGTCGGCGACTTTGCTGTATTTTATTGGTCGTTAATTGATGACAGCGAGGCCGCAAACTGGCAAAATATAGTTGACACGCAGTCTGCAAACTGGCAGAACGTTGATAATTCACAAACATCAGGGTGGCAGGCTGTTGGAACTTCACAGACACCGGGTTGGGGGGCGATTGATAATAACGATGACCCCAACTGGCAAGATGTCTCAACGCTTGTATAAGGATAAAGTATGGCGCTTGTACTCAAAGACAGGGTAAAGGAAACCACTACCACAACCGGTACGGGGACAGTCACGCTCCTTGGCGCGTCTACAGGCTTTCAATCCTTCTCTGCCATTGGTAACACCAACACAACGTACTACACGATTGCCAGTCAAACGGGCAATGAATGGGAAGTGGGCGTGGGCACATACACGTCATCTGGTACTACTTTATCCCGTGACACGGTGCTGGCTTCGTCCAATTCAGGCTCGTTGGTATCGTTCTCAGCAGGTACAAAAGATGTGTTTGTTACATACCCTGCAGGCTATAGTGTCAACGCTACAAACAATGCGGGTACGTCAGGGCAGTTTTTAAAAAGCAACGGGACGGGCGTTGCGCCTACATGGGCGGGGGTTTCCACATATTTGCCTGTATTGACCAATGCCGGAAGCACTACAAACGTGACGATTTCCAACGGGTATTTGTCTGTGCTGAACAACGCAGGCTCCACCATCAGCGTTCCAGTTTATTGAGGTAAGACATGGCCACCAGATATTCTCTTGTTCTAAACGGAACAACCATCCAAGAGCTTCAGACAGGGGACACCCTGCTTGGCTCAATTGCTCATTTGACTGGTGGTACAGCCGGAGGCGTTCCTTATCAGAGCGCGGCTAACACGACTGGTTTTGTAGCCGCAGGCACTAGCGGTCAACTACTGCAGTCTAACGGCGCAAGCGCACCGTCATGGGTGACACCAAGTTACGCAACTAAGGGCTTCGTGCAAGCGATGTCCATCATCAACGGTTTGTAAGGAAAAATCATGGCATCTACCTATTTGGGCCTTGCGCTGCCAGAACAAGGTACCTTTGACGGGCAGTGGGGTAATCTTGTTAATTACGCCATTACGGATTATCTGGACATTGCAGTTGCGGGCACAACAACGTTTTCTACCAACCAAGATGAAACGCTGACCATCACAAATGGCGACCAAACTGCAACCAACATTACAGGTAATTCAGCGCAGTACGCAATCATTAGATGGACAGCCAGCAATGGCGCTACTGTTCGCAATATCACAGCCCCAGCTTCAAGTAAATCCTACATTGTTGTTAATGATGGCACAGGCTCAATAGTGCTGCGCGGTGCAGGCCCCACGACTGGGGTGACTATTGTTGCCGGTGAGAAGTGTTTGGCCGCATGGAATGGTTCTGACTTTGTAAAGATTTCTTCCAGTGTTGCAGACGGCGTAACTTCCATTACTTTTGGATCTACGGGCCTGACCCCAAGCACATCCAGCACGGGTGCTGTTACAGTTGCAGGTACCTTAGCCGTTGCCAACGGCGGTACAGGCGCAACAAGCCTTACAGCAAACAATGTTCTTCTTGGCAACGGAACTTCAGCGGTTCAGGTTGTCGCCCCCAGCACTGCCGGTAATGTTTTGACCTCAAACGGAACAACATGGCAGTCAACAACCCCAGCCGCCAGTGGAATCTCCGCTGGTAAATCCATCGCTTTTGATTTAATATTCGCCATCTGAAGGAGTCATCATGGCCAACCCTAATATCGTCAACGTTACCGCCATTTATGGCATTACGACATACTTTGCGCCAACAGGCACAACTGCTGTGGTACTTCTGCCCAATGCTGCGTCAAGCGGTAAGGTGTTTAAGATCAACCAGATTGTGGCGTCTAATGGTACAGGTACGGCGGCTAATGCAACAGTCTCCGTGTACAGCAACGGCGCAGTCGCTCAAGGTTCCGCCCCATCCGGTGGTACAGCATACCCAGTGGTCAACACTATCTCAGTGCCGTCTTACGCTTCTTTGATTGCAGTGGACAAAACCACAGCCATTTATTTGATGGAAGGCACCTCAATTGCCATTACATCAGGCACAGCCAACGCGTTGACTTTTACAATCAGCTACGAAGAAATCTCCTCATAAGGGGCACCGCATGAGCAACCGCTACAAAGGTGGGGTACTTTCCGCCACACCTCCCACAACGTCATCCAGTGCCGCCCCCGGTATTTGGACGTTAGAGCAGCAGATGCAAGCCACCGCCGGTACGGGCTGGCCTTTTGGCGGCCCCTTTACGTACATCGAGGAGTTGTTCAGTACCTACCTGTACACAGGCAGTAGTTCTGCGCAAACCATTACCAACGGCATTGATCTGCTGAATAAAGGTGGTTTGGTCTGGCTCAAAGGTCGAAATGTTGGGAGCGCTTACGGGTACGGCGACCATGAACTTTTTGACAGTGCAAATGTCGGCTCTACCAGAAAGTACTTGCGCTCAGACGGCACAGACGCATTGGCTATAAACGGCTCTATAGCCGCAACACCTTTTACGGCGTCAGGCTTTAACTTGGATGCAGGTCCTGAAATTAACAACAGAGCCGGGGATACCAACGTCTCATGGACATTCCGCAAGCAGCCGAAGTTTTTTGATGTGGTGACGTATACGGGTACAGGCTCAAACCGCACCATAGCTCACAATTTAGGAAGCACTCCCGGTGTAATCATTATTAAACAAACCAGCGCTGCTGGACAGGATTGGCCTGTTTATCATAGAAGTCTTGGCCCTACTTATGTTTCATATCTTGATTTAACAAATGCCGCAAGCACATCTAGAGGAGGCTTTGTTTGGAATAACACAGCCCCTACTAGCACAGTGTTTAGTGTTGGTATTGGTGGAGAGGTAAACAGCTCTGGTGAAACCTACGTAGCCTACCTATTCGCCCACGACGCTGGAGGCTTTGGCCTGTCTGGTACGGACAATGTGATTTCGTGTGGGTCGTTTACGACTGATGGCAGTGGTAACGCTACTGTGAATCTAGGGTATGAGCCACAATGGACAATGACCAAGCGAACAGACTCTTCAGGTGTTTGGTCAATGAATGATGTGATGAGGGGGATGCCACTATCCAGCGGCAATCAACTTTTGGAAGCGCAATCAAGCGCCGCCGAGTCAACTGGTGGGCAATCGCTTAAACCAAATGCAACGGGTTTTACAGTTACTGGAACAAACGCAAGCGCCACATTCATCTACATCGCCATCCGCCGTGGCCCGATGAAAGTGCCTACTGATGCGACTAAGGTGTTTGCTCCTGTTGCTTTTAGTGGAACTGGAACAAACAGCAGACAGATAGTTTCAGGGTTTACGCCTGATTTGTTACTTGACTTAACAAGAAATCAGGTTGTTAGTAAATACTGGTATTCTCGTTTAACTGGAAATGCAAACTATTTGCAATCTAATAGCACAGCAGCAGCGGCAGGTTCAGGCACTGCTTATGGCGCTCAATTTAACAAAATTCAAGATGGATATCAGCAAGGAACTTCTGATTCATCGTCTGCAAATGCGTCTGGTTCAGACTATGTAAACCAACTATTCCAACGCGCCCCCGGCTTCTTTGATGAGGTTTGCTATACGGGGACGGGAAGTGCAACTACGTTTAGCCACAATTTAGGTGTTGTGCCTGAGTTGATGATTTTTAAAGTGAGAGGATCAACTGGTTCATGGCAGGTCTATGCTGCGCCTCTTGGAGCAACAAACGCATTGATTCTGGAAAGCACCAATGCTTCAGCAGCCACGAGCAACTTCAACAACACAGCACCTACATCTTCTGTTTTTTCTGTTGGTAGTTTTTCTGGAACAAACGGTTCTGGTCTAACTTATGTCAACTACCTCTTTGCCTCCTGCCCCGGCGTGAGCAAGGTGGGTTCTTTTACTGGCACAGGCGCAACTCAGGTCATCAACTGCGGCTTCACAGGCGGCGCGAGGTTCGTGCTCATCAAGGCCACCAGCACCACAGGCGATTGGTACGTCTGGGACTCTGCCCGTGGCATCGTGGCGGGTAACGACCCGTATCTTGAAATCAATACTACCGACGCTGAGGTCACCACAACAGATTGGGTAGACACTGCCGCAACAGGCTTTGAACTCAGCAACTCTGGCGGCAACTTGGCAAACACCAATGGTGTCAGCTACATCTTTCTCGCAATTGCTTAAAGGAGCACAAAATGGAAATTCGTTTACGTTCAACAGGTGAAGTTATGTATGAAGGTGAGTTCCGCACTCGCTTTGCACAGAACTTGCCACCCCGCCCTCTGACTCAAGAGTGGCTCAATACCTACGTCAGCGACCCTGCTGGTGACATTGTGTTTGAAGGCCCGCAGGCTACAACTGTACCCCCTTATGAGTTTAGCTACCGTAATGGTGTGGTGCAGGATGAACAAGGCCGTTGGTTTACACGTTACTCTGTTGGCCCTGTGTTTGCAGACAGCGAAACCGAAGGTACAGCCGCTCAACAAATGATTGAGTACAAAGCCCGTATGGATGAAGAGCAAGCTAAACGCATCCGTGCCGACCGCAATACAAGGCTTAATGACAGCGACTGGGTGGTGACTAAAGCCATAGACCAAAATGCTCAAGACAACCTTGGCATTCAGATTCCTGTGGTCTGGGGCACGTACCGCCAAGCCCTGCGCGATGTGCCTACACAAGCAGGTTTCCCTTGGACAATTACTTGGCCTGAGACACCCTAATCATGCGGGACTGGGCTGAAGCGTTTATCGTTGCGGCCTTTTTGACCATCTTCATTGTGTGGGGGACATTTACCCTCGTTTGGATTTGGGGATGAAATGATTGACATTACCAAAGCAATTGGAGCCGTTGCCGCTACCGTTGCCGCTTTAGGCGGCAGTTATACGCTTGCCGATAAGTTTGGTTGGTTTGACCGCGCAATCATTGAATGGTCGCCTGAAAACTTTAAGATTGTGGCAGAAGCTGGTAAGCCAATAAATGTCACGGTTGCGCGGATTAAGAAGCGGGACGACTGTTCTGTTGAGAGTTTTACGCCAAGCATCCGTGATGCGGCTGGCATGGTGCATGAGGCAACCACTACCGCAAGTAAGTTTAGCGGCCCAGCCGGGCCAGAGATTGATACGTTTACCTACGAACTTACGATGGTAGGCAAGGAAAAGGTTACTAACGGCAAAGCCACTTTGCTGGCGACGATCAAGTACAAGTGTCCTGAAGGGGAGCGCGTTGTACAGTACCCTCGTCATGCAAATTTAAGTTTTGAATTGAGATGATTGATCCGATCACGGCACTAGAAGGGTTGCAAACTGCAATCAGTGTCGTTAAAAAAGCTAGTAAAGTGGCTAGTGATCTGGCAGGTCTAACGCCGTCAATAGCCAAACTTTTTGATGCCAAGTCAACCGCTACCAAGGCTATGCTCCAAGCCAAGCGTACGGGCGGTAAGTCTAACCTTGGTGCGGCGTTACAGATTGAGATGGCTTTGGATGAGGCAAAGCGGTTTGAAGAGCAGTTAAAAATGTTGTTCATGCAAGCTGGGCGCATAGACGTGTGGAATGCGGCTAAAGCCCGTCAAGCTGAACTGGACAGGGATGATGCCAAAGAGATGGCGGCTTTACACGCTGAAGAGAAAAGGCGCAAAGAGGCCGAGGCCGAGCAGATGGAGTGGGCAATTGCCATTGTGATTATTGTGATGTTTGTTGGTGCTGTTGGCTGGGGGCTTACACAAATTAACGAACTATGCGCTACCAACAGGTGTGGGCGGTGAATGAGTACCAAAAACAGTTTGACCTTTTCCTTAAAGTCTTTGTCAGGCTGTGTATTGCGTGGTGGGTGCTTGGTCTGCTCCGCTTCTTGCCTGACGAGTTGGCGGGGAAAATTGTCGATAAACTTCTTGGAATGATAGGACTGTAATGCTTTCACTATTCTCAACACTTGGCGGTTTGCTCATATCGGGCTTGCCCAAACTGCTGGATTACTTCCAGAACAAAGCTGACCAGAAGCACGAGCTGGCACTGGCTAATATCCAAATGCAGATGCAGCTTCAAATGGCGGCTCAAGGCTTTGCGGCTCAAGAACGCATGGAAGAAATTCGCACCGACCAGATTGCAATGGAGACAGATGCCCAGATGACTGTTGCAGCCTATGACCATGACAAGAAGATTATGGACAATGCAAGCACATGGGTGGTCAACTTTGTAGGCACTGTGCGCCCGATGGTTACTTACATCTTTGTGCTTGAGCTATGCGCTATTAATGCTTGGATTGCCTACTACGTGTACAGCCGCCCAAGTTTGGTGATGAGTATGGAAGACCTAATTCGTTTGTCTGACATCATCTTCTCTAGCGATGAGATGGCCATGTTGGGCGGGATCATTGGCTTCTGGTTTGGGTCAAGAAGCTGGAGCAAGAAATGAAACTGGGCGAAGCTGGCGCTAAGTTAATGCACCAGTGGGAGGGGTACAGGACTAAACCGTACCTGTGCCCTGCTCAGATCTGGACGATTGGTTACGGGCATGTGCTGTACCAAGACCAAATCCGTCTGCCCGTGGCAAGGGTGGAAGGCAAAGATACCCCGATGATCCGCAAAGAAATGCCATTAAAACCGGAGGACAACCGTGTCTGGACAAAAGAAGAAATCTATAAGATATTCGACAATGACATCGCTATTTTTGAACGTGGTGTTCTTAGACTTGCTCCCGCTGTATCTGGTCGTCAAGGCGCTTTCGATGCGTGCGTCAGCTTTTCCTTCAATGCCGGACTGGGTGGGTTTCAGCGCTCGTCTATTCGGATGAAAATAAACCGTGGAGATTGGGAAGGCGCAGCCGATGCGCTCTTGCTGTATTGCATGGGTGGTGGCAAAATACTGGCAGGGCTAAAAAAGCGCAGGGACGCTGAAAAAGCACTGTTTCTATCCTAGGACTGCCAATGCCACTACAAAAAGTACTGTTTAAGCCGGGCGTCAACCGGGAGAACACACGCTACACAACTGAAGGCGGTTGGTACGAGTGCGACAAGATTCGTTTCCGTCAAGGCAACCCTGAAGTTATCGGCGGCTGGCAGCGCATTTCTGCAGTTACTTTCCTAGGTGTATGCCGTTCACTGTGGAATTGGGTAACGCTTGCAGGTTTAAATCTAATAGGAGTTGGCACTAACTTAAAGTTCTACATTGAACGAGGCGGTGCGTACTTTGATATTACTCCGATCCGGGAAACAGCAACGCTTGGAACCGACCCTTTTACAGCAAACGGCACGACTACTGTAACGGTTACGGATGCTGCACATGGCTGCGTCACAGGAGATTATGTAACGTTTAGCGGCGCTACGGGTACGTACGCCAGCACACTTAATGCCCAGTACTCTGTCACAGTTACATCTAGCAGTACGTACACAATCACAACACCTACAGCACTGACTGCGGGATCGTATGGCGGCTCTGCGGTTGTAGCCGCTTACCAATTAAATGTCGGCCCTGCTTCCGCTGTTCCTATTGTTGGTTGGGGGGCGGGCACTTGGGGCGCAGGGCCTTGGGGTACAGGCGGCTCATCTTTGTCAACCATTCGGTTGTGGAACCAAATCAACTATGGCGAGGACTTGGTTTTCGGCCCTCGCGGTGGCGGCTTGTATTATTGGGATGCTACCGCTGGTGTATCTACCCGAGGCGTGCTGCTTAATACGCTTGGCGGTACAGTGTCGTTTACAAACGCTTCACCCACAATAGTCACTTCCACCATACTTTACACCGAGGGCGCAGCGCTTAAGTTCTCCGGCGGCTCCCTGCCCACAGGTATAACTGCAGGCACTACATACTATGTGTTTGAAGTAAACGGCTTAACTTTTAAACTTTTAGATGGCGCCGGCAACCCAGTTAACACAACGTCTTCGGGTACGGGTAGTGTGTCTTTGATTGTTGACTGCCCTGTAGTACAGAACAGTTTGACTGTTTCAGACTCGTCACGGTTCATTATTGTGTTTGGCACAAATGACTATGGCTCCAGCACAATGGATCCTATGTTGATTCGCTGGTCAGCGCAGGATGACCCCTACAACTGGACACCTGACCCCACAAACCAAGCAGGTTTTGTACGGGTATCCCACGGCTCAGAGATTGTGGCCACAGTTCAGACTCGTCAAGAGGTGCTGGTGTTTACCGACTCATCTGTGTATTCGCTGCAATACCTTGGCCCCCCTTATGTCTGGGTACCTCAACTGCTGGGCGATAACATTTCTATCGAAAGCCCCAACGCCGCTGTAATTGCTTCGGGTATTGTGTACTGGATGGGCATAGATAAGTTTTACTCCTACGATGGCCGTGTGCAAACGCTTAACTGTGATTTGCGTCGCTACATATTTGGGGACTTTAATCAAGCCCAAGCAGCGCAGGTGTTTGCTGGTACGAACGAAGGCTTCAACGAGGTCTGGTGGTTCTACTGCTCATCCAGTAGCAACGAGATTGATCGTTACGTCATCTACAACTACCTAGAAAAAATCTGGTACTACGGCACAATGGCACGAACAGCGTGGCTTGACTCAGGGCTGCGTGATTACCCACTGGCAGCTACATACAGTAACAATTTGGTTAACCACGAGCAGGGACTAAATAATAATGAAACCGACACCACAGCCGCCATCAGTGCCTACATATCTTCGTCTGAATTTGATATTGGTGATGGTCATAATTTTGGTTTTGTGTGGCGTGTTCTTCCTGACTTGACGTTTGAGAACGCAGAAAATACCCCCGCAGGGGTCGTGCCGTCTGTGAACATGACGTTGTACGGTTTGGCAAATTCAGGCTCTGGGGTGACAAGCTCGGCCAGCCAACCCGTAGCTAAGAGCAATACATACGTAATTACCGAACAGTTTACAGGGCAGATATTTACGCGTATGCGTGGGCGTCAGATGATCTTTAAGATTGAATCTAATCAAATCAACACGGTCTGGCAGTTGGGTGCTCCGCGTATAGATATTCGTCCTGACGGCAGGCGCTGATGACATCCAAGAACAGGATCATTACCCCTGCACCACCCAACTTACCATTGGGTACGGATCAGTACGAGCGCCGCTATCAGGATCAGTTTACAAACGTCTTGCGTTTGTACTTTAACCAATTACAAAATGCGTTTGGTGAGTTGTTTGGCCCAGATGGTGGTAAGTACGTTGCGTTTCCACACATTGCTGCATCTGACGCGGCGCTTCAATACGCAACGGCTGCAAACACCCCCACCATAATTCAGTGGACTTCGTTGGATGCAGGTACTGGGTTTACGCTAAATGCAAACAATACGGCCACGGCGCAGGTTCCGGGCATCTACAAAATAACTTACAGCCTCCAGTTTGCCAACAACGACAACGCCGCACATGACGCTATTGTTTGGCTACGCATAGATGGCTCTACATCCGGTGACGATGTACCAAATTCAACAACAGTTTTTACTGTACAACCACGTAAAAGCGTGGGGAGACCTAATTATGTCTGCGGGTATTCTGAAGTTGTGTTTACGCTGCAAGCCGGGAACTCTGTTGGTTTGTGGTGGGGTACAGACCAAGCCGCTACATCTGGCGGTGCAACGGGTATATACATTGACTACCAAGCAGCCCAAACAACCCCCATGCCGTACCCTGCCGTTCCATCAGCAATCGGGTCAATAACATTTGTCTCCGCGCTACCAACATGATATTATCAAACAACCCCCATTTTGAGAGGCAAAAATGAGCCTACACAAGTTTGCCAAACAGGTAGCCCAGCACGGTCGCGGTGACGATTCTTTACTTGTACACATGACGCCGGACGAAGTCCAGCGTTTACAACAATTTGCCCAAGCAAATGGCCGCTCATTAACCATCAATCCAGAGACAGGTTTGCCTGAAGCGGGCATGCTGTCGGACTTGTTTAAGGCTGTCGCCCCTATTGCCCTTGGTGCTTTCTTAGGCCCCGGAGCTTTTGGTATTGCAGGTATGGGCTTGAGCGCAGGTACGGCAGGTTTGGTTACAGGCGGCCTGACTACTTTGGCTACTGGTAGTTTATCTCGCGGCCTCATGGCCGGATTGGGTGCGTATGGTGGCGCAGGCTTGGCGCAGGGCTTTGCCGATGCTGGCGTGGGTGCTGGTATGTCTGAAGCTTTGGCAGGTTCTTCTTCAGGAAATTTAGGTCAGGCTTTTGGCGATGTTGCTTCGATTGCTGGCGATGGTTCTTCTGGCCAAGCCTTCAATGAGTTTTTAAAGAGCAGCGCTAACCCCGCCACAATGTCTGCTTCAGAGCTTGCAAGCTCCGGCCTTAAAGCCGCAGCAACCGACCCTATGGCGTTTGCCAAACAGAACTTTGGCAACATTGCTGCAGCCGCAGCCCCCATCATGGCAGGCGCTATGGTTCCTACAACAACCAAGATGCCCGAGGACACCAACCCTGCGTACATCCGTCAGAAGTTGTACGACCCCTACACCCAGACTTTTAAATCTTTGGCCCCCGTCAAAGCCAGCGAGTGGGGTAGCCGTAACTTCTCCGACGCATACACAAACCCGCAAACAGGCCAGATGGCTACGCTAGATGTGCGCAAACCCGAGCCAATGGCGGCGGGTGGTATTGTTGCTTTGGCTATTGGCGGCGACACCAAAACAGCGCTTGAAGCCGCGTACGCGGCAAATGACGTAGACGCAATTAACAAGATTGTTAGCGAAAACAAGATTACCGCTGAAGATGTTGGTAGTACGTGGAAGGGTTTTGACACTTCTGGTATTGCAGGTTTAAATTTGTACTCTGCTCCTGCCGCTCCAGCAGCTCCCACATATAACCAATATACAGACGAGCAGATTGGTCAGTACCTGACTACAAACCCAAACGTTGATATTCAGGAAGCAATTAAAACGACTAATGCCGATCCTGCTGCGGTTAACAGATATCTTGCAGGGATAGACAATTCTTTCCGTGGTTCTACTGACACAACGGGCGGCTCTGGCACGCTGGGCATTTACAACCAAATGAAAGCGCAGGGTATTGACCCTACCGAATTGTACGGTGCTGCTACGGCGTTTGATCCTAATTATGCAGGCTGGTCAAAAGAAGATATTGCTCGTGGTTACAACTTGGACAAAGGCGCATACGCGCTGTCTGACCAATTGGGCGGTAAAGTCTCTGACAAAGACTGGGCCAAGTTTATGGATGACAATAAGTATTCTATAAACGACATGGCGCAAGCTTTTGGC